TTTTAGGTGCACTTACACCAACCACAATTAAAGAAGCAAACGCTGAAATTACAGCAATTGCTTTAATTGATGCTTCTACTAAAGAAAAAATATGTTTTATTTTAGATAAAGCAGGTAAAATTGAAGACATTGACCAAGATGGTAAGCAGGTTATTTCTTGTGTAAGTGAAGATGTTTTGTTACATAAGTTTTTATCTAAATGGGAACAAATGGATCCTACAATTGTTGTAGGTTATAACAGTGATTTCTTTGATATCCCATATTTATATTATCGAATCAAGAAAAAACTAGGAGATGAAGTATACCGCTTATCCCCAGTAGGTAAAATTGAGGAGATACCATCTCAACCTAATTCTCCAATTCGTATCGGTTTAGTTAATAGTCTAGACTACATGATGTTGCTTCGCAAATATATTATGAAGGAAGAACCATCATATAAATTAGGTGACATTGGAACCAAGTATGCTAAGTTAGGAAAAATTGAATATAATGGTAATTTGGATACATTGTTTAGAGAAGATCCAAATAAATTTATTGATTATAACATTCGAGATGTTGAAATTATTGAAGCGTTAGAAGAAAAACAGAAGTTTATTGAATTGACTATCTTGATTTCTCACTTATGTCATACGCCATATGAATCAATTTATTACAATACTGCATTAAATGAGGGTGCTATTTTAACATATTTAAAACGTAAAAATATAATTGCACCGAATAAACCAACAACAACTAACCCTTCAATTAGGGAATTAGAATTAGGTGATCATGTTGTACATCAACGAGGTACTTCTACAATTGAAGGTACAGTATATAATTTTGAGGATAAGCAAGTTATAGTCAAAACAATGGCTGGAAAATATATTGCTCGCAATCCTAGAACAATCAAGAAAAAAGACAGCTACGCAGGTGGATACTTACTTGACCCCATCCCAGGATTGTATTCAGATGTAAGTGACCTTGACTTTACCTCACTATATCCTTCAATTATTAAATCTTTAAATTTGGGTATTGAAACATTGGTAGGTAGAATTGTTACAAAAAATAATTATGAGCAGTATAATTCACTTGAGCAACTTAAACAACGTGATCCTGAAGAAAAAATACATATCCAAAAACTAAACCGATACTCATATCAACTTAAAGATGCTACAATATCAGTTGGTGCTTTGATTCGCTTAATTGAAGATAATAATTGGACTATTTCTGCTAGTGGAGCATTTTTTACCAACGACAAGAAAAGTATTGCTTGCGAGGTACTTGAGGATTGGTTTGATCAGCGAGAACATTATCGAGCACTTAAGAAAACTGCAGGTAAAGCGGAAGATTGGGCCAATTACAAATTATATGACTTGTATCAAATGGCATTTAAGATCTTACAAAACGCCTTATATGGTACGTATGCAATCAACTCTTGGCGCTTTACAGATGGATTCAAAATATGCTCAGCTGCAATTACAAATAGTGGACAACGTTTAACAAAAGAATCGATCATATTTGTAAACAACTATATTTCCGATCAACTTGAAATTGACCCTAAAGATTTTGTTATCGCCTCAGATACTGATTCACTTTATATGGAGTTAACTGATTTACTTAAAAAACGTAACCCCGATCTAGATTACAATGATCGTGAAGAAAAAATCAAACGATTGTTGGTTTTAACAGAGGAACTTCAAGATGTAGCAAATGGAAATCTAAATAATATTACGCAGGATCTGTTCAATATGCATGGTAAACACCACTTCGTATTGAAACAAGAGGTAATCGCTGAAAAAGCGTATTGGGCTGGTAAACGTCGATATGCTATTTATATTGTAAATAAAGAAGGTGTACCTATTGAGGAACTAGAGATGAAAGGATTAGACATTATGAAATCCAATTTTCCACCTTACTTTAGAAATTTTGGAGAAAACCTAATCAAAAACATACTATTTAGTAAACCGAAAGAAGATATAGATAAGGATGTAATGGATTTCAAAAACTCAATGCAGACGGTAGAATGGATTAAGTTACTTAAACCAACTGGATTGAAAAAAATGGGTGAATATATTGAACGTAAACCTATGGCTGGTGAATTGTTTTCTAAATTGAAATTAAAATGTCCTATCAACACTAAAGCAGCTATAATTTACAATGACTTTTTGCGCTACAAAAAACTTAATGTAAAGTACCCTGAATTTACAATTGGAGACAAAATGTATATAGCCTATTTGAAACCAAACCCATACCAGATTGAGGTAATAGGTTACAATGGTTACAATGATCCTCAAGAAATTACAGATTTAATTAATAAATATATAGACCGTGATGGCTTATTTGATAGTGTAATTCGAAATAAGTTAGAGGGAGTATACAATGACATTGGATGGGTACTTAATTTAAATCCATTTAAAGCTAAATTTTTTAATTTTAGTTAGGATACTCAAAACATTTTTCTTATCTTTAACATATGGTAAACAAATTAATACTTCAGTCAGTTATAAACAAATACTACTTAGGCGAAAACGAATCTGTCAAGTGGCAAATCAAAGACAAAACTCTTACTATAGACTTTATGTCTGTAAATAAAGAGGTAATAGGTAAAATCATTCACTCTAACTTTGATGTGGAAGATAGTGAATTAGCTATCTTTGATACTAAAAAATTACTTAACTTATTAAGTATTACACAAGGTGATTTAATATTTGAATTAGAAAAAGGCAAATCAGTTTACACCAAAATGAAATTTGCAGATGCTTCTTTTAATTTAACTTATGCTCTTGCTGATCCCCTATTAATTGGAAAAGTAGGTTCCGCAACTGAACCAGAATGGGATGCTGTTTTACCTTTAGAAAAAGAATATGTTGATAATCTAGTTAAAGCAAAGAATGCATTAACAGGTATTGGTTTAATGACTGTTTCTGTTGAAGTTGATTTAAATGGGGATAACATGTGTTTATTTACATTTGGAGATGAACAAGGCCACAATAATAAAATTACCTACCAAATGTATGGTACCATTACTCCACAACAAATTGAAATCCCATTTAACTCAGATATGTTTAGAAATATCTTAAAAGAAAATAAAGATTTAGAAAGTGGGCATATTTTTTTGAGTTATCAAGGATTAATGAAACTCCAATTTAATTCAGAAGATACGTTAAGTATATATTACATGGTACGTAAAGAAGAAAGTGCCTTTTAGTATGTATATTAGAACGTGTAAGTTCAAATAAGTTTTCGTATATTTAGTTATAAATTTAAATTTAGTTATGGAAGAAACCAAAAGCAAAGGTCGCCCGACCAAGGATGAAAATTCACCCCAATCAAATCTCTGTACTATTAGAGACCCCGCAATTGAACCCTTTTACATTGTAAAAGATGCTACAAACTTTACTGTTGTAGAAAAATCTATTGCTACAAGAGGTTTTGGAGGTAAAAAAGCATCCGGTAAGGAAACTGAAAAAGTAGTAGGGTATTATAGTAATTTTGCAAATGCTATAAATCGCATTGCAAAGGAAAAGTTTTATCAAAATGAAGGTGAGTACGAAACCATTCAAGGGTACATTAACACCTGGAAAGAAGTAAAAGAAGGAATGGAATCAATGTTAAACAAATTAGAAATATGAAAAAATTAGAAGCATTATTTGATGCGGTGATTGTAAAACCGCTTGAGGCCGAAGAAGCCCAATTCGGTTCTATTTTTATTCCGGATGCTGGAAAAGATAGAAATGAACAAGGAACTGTAATCGCAGTTGGACCTGGACGTCATGTAGCAGGTGTTGGATTTGTCCCTACAGAAATCAAAATAGGAGATACAGTTATCTTACCTACAATGGGATTTGCAAAATTGCAATTCGATAGTGAAGAATATTATATTGGACCTGAAAATCAAATTTTAGCACGTATTAAAACAGAAGAAAATGAGTAAAGTTATTGAATTTGGCCCTGAAGCCCGTAAAAAGTTAGTTAAAGGTATCGACACCTTGGCAGATGCTGTTGTAGCAACACTTGGCCCTAATGGTCGAAATGTAGTTTATGTTGAAAATGGAATGGTTGTTTCAACCAAAGATGGTGTAAGCGTTGCAAAACAAATTGCTTCACTAGAAGACCCAATCGAAGATTTGGGAGCACAAATGGTTAAACAAGCAGCTATTAAAACTGCAGATCATGCAGGTGATGGTACAACTACCTCAACCTTGTTAGCACGTGAATTAGTAAAAGGTGGTATTTCAAAATTGAACGAAGGTGCAAATGCAGTTGAGATCAAACGTGGAATTGATGCTGGTGTAAAAGAAGTACTAGCAACGCTTAAAGACAATTCAGAGAAAATTTCATCTGAAGAACAATTAGAGCAAATTGCTACTATTTCAGCAAACAACGACCCAGAAATCGGTAAATTGATTTCACGCGCTATGGAAAAAGTAGGACGTGAAGGAGTTGTTTATATTGAAGAATCTAAAACAGACGAAACATATCTTGAAGTTGTAGAAGGTATCCAATTTGACCGTGGTTACAAATCACCTTACTTTGTTACAAACAACAACAATATGTCAGCTGTATTGCAAGATGTTTCTATCTTATTAGCAGACCACCGTTTTACAAATGTAAAAGAATTAGTACATATTTTAGAAGGTGTAGCATCTAAAGGAAAATCATTGTTGATTATCGCAGAAGATATTGATGGTGAAGCTTTAGCTACATTGATTGTAAACAAAATGCGTGGTACGCTTAAAGTAGTAGCTGTTAAAGCACCTGACTTTGGTGAGCGTCGTAAATTAATCCTTGAAGATATTGCTATCTTAACTGGTGGTAAAGTATTTGATAAGGAAAAAGGTATGAAACTTGACCGTTTTGATTTTGGGTGGTTAGGAAGTGCTAAAACAGTTACTGTAACTAAAGAAAAAACTACAATCATTGATGGAAATGGTACTGAAGAAGATATTACATCACGAGTAGAATCACTTACTTCTCAAATTGAAAACGCTGCTACACCATTTGAAGCAGAAAAATTACAAGAACGTTTATCTAAATTTGTAGGTGGTGTTGCTTTAGTTCATGTAGGTGGAAGTACTGAAACTGAAATGAAAGAAAAGAAAGATCGCGTTGACGATGCTTTGCATGCTACACAATGCGCCCTAGAAGATGGTATTGTACCAGGTGGTGGTTCAGCCCTATTATATGCACGTGAAGGTATCACTTACTCAAAATCTGAATCAGATGATTTTAAATACGGTAAAAAATTAGTTTACAAAGCTTGTGGAAAACCATTTGAAACTATCTTAAAAAATGCAGGATATGTTGAAAGTGAAATGTACCCTATCAATATGCAAATTGGAGAAGCTAAAGGTGTATGGAATGGTTTCAATATTAAAACAGAAACTATTGTAGATATGAAAGCAGAAGGTATTATTGACCCACACAAAGTAACCAAAAATGCTTTGTTAAACGCATCTTCAATTGCAGGTACAATCTTATTAACAGAATGTACAGTAGTAGACAAACCAGAAGATAAAAAATCAGATGGTGGATTTGATCCATCAATGATGGGAATGATGTAATATGAAAACTGAACAAGTAGAATATAACGAACTTATCGCAACACGAGTACCCCCTGGAGATCAGTGGGTGCTCGTAAACGATAAAAGTAAAGTGATTCATAAGTCACTTACTGATGCTTTAGAAGCGTGGTTTGAAGCAAATCAAGAAAAAGCAGAATTTCGTTTAGCTCCCTTAGATAGTAAACTTTATGTTATACGAAGTGAGGTAAAAGAAATTCAACCTGAACCAATTAAACGCTTTAATATTTATGGGGACCCAATGTAATGGGTCCTCTTTTTTGAATATTTATAACTATGAAATTAATGAGTCTTTTATTTGAGAATGAAGATCAAGACCAAAATTCTAAAGGTCTTAGACGTACTAAAGATATTGTTTTATCTACAAAAAATACCCCTGTTGAGCAAGTAGAAGATGCATTAATGGATTTATCTAATTATGGACAATATATTCCATACCAACAAAAAGTTAATCCTGGTATTAAAAGTAAAACTGCTAAAATTTTAGGCCCATCTGGAGGTCCTAATATGAAGACTCCGGCTAATGAAAGAGAATGGGATTCAAGTAGTAGAGATTGGAGATTAGCTAAAGCTAAAGATATTCAAGATAGAACTGGTATGGATGTTGAAGGCTGGGAAGACCTAAGATTCAGACAACTACCCAAAGAAGCCAGAAACCCAAATGTATTTTATCCACCAACAACTGCTGAGAATGTTATTAAGGCTATTTTAAAAGTTAGCCCTAAATCAGATATTTTACGATGGGAAAATCAAGATGATATTCTTATTTTTCCTAGAAAAATTAACCCTGTTGTTCCTAATGATGAAACTCTTGAAAAAATCATTGAAACAGTAATGGACAATGCAGGAATTAAGGATTATGTTATTAAGAAGGAAGAAATTAATTTAGAAGCTCCTAGAAAAGAAGCCATCAAAATTGATCCAATTGATCTTCCCCCTGTTGAAGATTATCAAGCTGATTTATTAGGGTTTGAAATTGAAGATATGATTACTAAAGGTGGGCTAAATTATTCCCACTTAAAAGTTTCCCCACTTAAATCAAAACAAACCAATAAAGTAATTCTTAGCATTTCAGGATTTAGAAATAAAAAAGAAAGAGAAAAAACTGAAACTGCTATTAATAAAATGAAAAGTGAATTACTTGAAAATAGACTTAAGTTTGAATTTCAAAGACGAGCAGGTATTATAAAATAAACTTGCTTTACTAAAAAGGTTTTCGTATATTTGGGTTATAAAAAAATAAGTTATGGAATTTACAATCAAAGACAAAGAAACATTTTTCCGTTTAAATAAATTAGACCAGTATATGAGTGGTCATAAGGGTTTTATTGCTGGAGGGGTTTTTAAAAATTTATTCAATGATGAACCTATTAGAGATATAGATTTATTTTTTGAAAATGATGATGATTATAAACAAGCATTAGAACACTTTCAAAAAGACAAAAATTATGGTAAGTTGTATGAAAACAACAATTGTTATGCTTTTTACCATAAAAAAGAAAATACCCATATAGAATTAGTTAAACGTCAATTTGGTACCCCCCAACAAATTATTGAAATTTTTGATTTTAGTATTGTACGAGCTGCTTATTTTAAACAAGAAAATGAAGAAGGAGGTATTAACTATAAATTCATATATGTGTCTAGATTTTTTGAAGACCTACACCAGAAAAAATTAGTTATAGATATTGATTTCGATAAAATTCCTTTACCTGCAAATACATTTGACCGTGCTTTTAAATATCAAAGATATGGATATTCACTCTGTAGAGAATCTAAAGTAAAATTAATTGAAGCTTTACGTAGATTACAAGGAGAAATTGATTTTAATCGTTCACTTTATTTTGGAATAGACTAATGAAAGAAAATACATTATATGTAGAACGTTTTCGTCCTACCGAATTAAAATATTATGTTGGTAACGAAAATGTTAAAGACACAATCCAAAAATACCTAGACCAAGGTGATATCCAAAACTTTATCTTCTATGGTCCTGCAGGTACAGGTAAAACTACCCTAGCAAAAATTATTGTTAAAAATTTAGATTGCGATTATCTTTATATAAATGCATCTGATGAAAATGGAGTCGATATTATTCGAGAGAAAGTAAAAGGATTTGCTAGTGCTGCATCTTGGAAAGGTATCAAAGTAGTAATCCTAGATGAAGCAGATTTTATTACAATCCAGGGACAAGCCGCTTTACGAAATGTAATTGAAACATTCTCTCGCTCAACTCGATTTATCTTAACCTGTAACTTTATTGAGCGAATTATTGATCCGCTTCAATCACGTTGCCAGGTACTTAAAATTGTACCGCCAACAAAAATGGATGTATACAACCATTTAACTTGGATTTTAGCTGACCAATTATCTTTAACTTATACACCTGAAGATATTAAAAATCTGATAGTTAAGTACTACCCCGACATGCGTAAAATGCTAAATGTTTTACAAATGTCTGTAAAAGATGATGCTATTATATTTGATGAAACTGTTTTAACTTCAAATGGTTATATTAAAGATATATTAAGAGAATTAACAGGTAAGAAAAATTGGATTACTATTAGACAAATTATAGCAGATTCAAATGTTAAAGATTTTGAAGACTTATATCGTAACTTATTTGAATATGCCCCAAAATATGCCCCAGGCAAGGAAGGATCAATCGCAATTATTCTAAACGAGCATCTATATCAATCAAACTTTCGAATAGATAAAGAAATTAACGTAATGTCTGCAATTGCTAAAATAATTGAAGTATTATGAAATACTTATTAAGATATACTCTTTCGTGGATATCCCAAAATTTAGCCATACCTTTCTGGACAATTGGTCATATCCACTTAATGACAACTATTTATGCTGACATACATGAAATTATAATGTCACTTGGATTAAACATAATTGTAGCAGCTGGGTTTATAGCTGACTTTATAGATTATAGAAAAGATAAATTAAATAATAAATAAACACAAAATGGAACAACCTAGATTAAACATTGATTTTAAAAACACAACAGCAGTTACAGGCCACGATGGTGGACAATTATTTGGACAAGCTGTTATTTTACGCAAAATTTCCAAATTTTTAATTGGAGCTGATGAAGATTCATTAATCCCAATCCCAGTATTTTATGATTTGGAATCTAAAAAAATTATTTTAGATACACTTCCACAGGACATTCGTGACGAATATAAAGACATCGCTCTTGACCTCTAAAAAACAAATAAAAGATATATGGGGGTGGTTAAATGAAATCACCCTCTATAAAACTCCCATTGAAGAAATTTCGGAAGAATCGTGGGATAAATGGAACTCTTACATGATACATCGATATGTATCTATGAATATAAATTATGTTGAATTAGCTAATTTTGTTCAAACTCTACCATACGAGAACAAGCAACAAACATATACAATTTATAGAGAGATGATCCCAAAAGCTAAAACGTTCTTGAAGTACGTTAAATCAAGAACAAAGAGACAGCCTGCTACTTTGGTAGAGTACGTAGCAAAACATTTTGAATGCA